ACATCGTCCATAGTGGGCACAGCTCTCCGTAATAAGGAAGCTGATTGACTACGAATTTCATCATCTTTCATCCTTTCTTTTCGCCAGTAATCAGCTCAGAATAAGGCAGACTCTCAATCCAGTCACAGAACGTATGCCACTCGTCGAGCTTGTGGTTCCGACGGGACTTATACATGTTCGCCAGAACCTCATAGTTCAACATTACCGTCCGCTTCTGGTTGTAGGAGCTCGGAAGAAGCTGGATCATCTGCCACCAATCCTGCTTATCCTTGGTTTCAAGGTAGCTTTCGCGATATGCGTTTAGCATCTCGATCGTGCATCTAAGAATATCAAGAGGCGTCATCCATACCTTGTGTGGCGAAGTGATGTCTTCATCGACGGTTGCACTCTCAATCCAGTTACGGTGATAGGGTTCGCAATTCAGATGCTCATAGCTGAAGTCGTCCAGTGTGAATTCCTTATCCGCGATTTTGTGCATCGTAGAGCAGGAGTTCGCAACCGTACCAACCTTATAAGTATCAAACTCCTTCCACCAGTACAGCGGGGCAGTGATGTCGAGATAGACAGTAATCATCCGCATGAACTTACGATGATCGGTACCGGCATTGCGAAGACGAGACATAAGGTCGAAATCGTTAGGACCAAGACGATAATTTTCGGGTTTTATAACATCACCGAATTTATCCCCGATCGTATCGCAATAACCACTATCACTCTTCTCCCAAGAGTTCTTAGGGTTCCTCATACCACGAATGGCGTGCTCCCAGCCCATAACCTCGGTGTTTTCAATTTTCAACATTTGCTTCTCCTTTCCTTAACGCCTCGTTGTGCTTTACAAGCGCACATAGATTGGCGTTCTCCTCATCGCAGAACTTGATGGAAACAGGGTCAACACGGCGAACACCATCTTTGAATTCAACAAGGCGCGTTGGGAACTCAACATTCATTTTAAGCCCGGCCATTACAAACCTTCTTTCTGTTGACCGCGAAGAACCTCAATGCAGTTGCAGTCAACCGTAGCAGCTTCGACATTCATAGCAGAGAGCATCATCTGAAGCTCGTCTACGAGATACTTCTCGCTCTTACCAAGGCCGCCTCTTGCGAGAAGACGGATATAGTTCGTCACCGTGATAGGAACAGGAATTTTCTTACCCATCTGAGCAGCAAGTAACTGAATGTAATTGGCCATTGGATAAGTAGCCACAACAATGGTGGCTCCGGTCTTTTCAGACATTTCGATGAGCATAGTAGTCTTTCCACTCTGCCGTTCTCCAATATATATTTGCATGATTTCTCCTTTCAGAAATATCACTCTTGATCGAGCCGTGCTTGTTTAAGGATGCGACCAATTTCGTAAACAGATTTTGCCTGTGCAATTTTTTTCTTGACTTCTTCGCTTTAGCAAAGTTCCGTTGCAATATCAATCGCATCCTTTTTCTCGGCATCAAGAATTGTTTTTGCTTTCATAGTTCATCGGTTTGTGGGAATTTGTATTGCTGGGTTCTGCGAGACAGTCATTGCACGGGTCTTTGGACTCTTCAAGACCGTGGTATTTGCAAGATTTGCAATACTGGTCAAAATAGACTTCCTTTTCTTCATTCATCTGCAAAAACTCCTTACAAAATCCACAGGATGCACTTCACAGTTAAAGCAATGACGATGGCAGAAACACAAAGACAAGCTACCAGCGCGATAGCCTGCCCGATTTTATAAGCGACAGTATTCATTCTGTCTGAATTGTTGGTATTGTTATGCATATTCATCCTCCAAACTGAAGTCCGAGATGAGAATATAAATCTTTATAAAGGACCTTCTCCAACTCGTCCTTATACATTGTTGCTACTTTGCCGTCTACTACACGGCTTACGGTTTCTCTCAAAATGGGAGCTGCTATATCAGCAGTAACCGGGACTTTGGCATCTGTCATAATCGGTTCTGGTAAATATCCCAATGCTTCCACTTCCTTGTGCTCACAGGTCTCGACAAAAGGACATTCACGGCATTGCTTCGTCAGTCTTGCCAACGCCATCGTTCGTCACCTTCTTTCTCAGGTATCGCTCAATGTTTTTGCACCGATTTCGATTTGAGCATCGAATGACCGTGTCGGATATGACGATCTCTTCACTCATTCCGTATGCTTTTTGCGGTCGTTGAACATCTGGGTCGAAGTCCATGCAAGCAGAGCAATACTCCGCGACATCAATTGTTATCATCTTTTCTCCTTTCTCAGGCAGCTTTGGGTTTATAGCTGCCGACATACTTGGTTTCGTTGAAATTCCGCTTTTCGCTTAACGCTCGACTGATAGCCAAATCAATGCCGGAACGGGATTTCAAATGGTAGTAATATAAATCTTTGAACGGAGTATTTAAGCGATCGGTTCGCCCAGCTGACTGCTTCATAATTTTGTAGGAGTAATTCTGCGAGTAGAACACAATGGTGTCTGTGCTAATGCAGTTCCAACCTTCGGCTCCAGCAGTATACTGAACCAGATACACCCAACTGTCGCAAGTCGGGATCGGTTGATGCTTGTGACCGTTCCATTCTGCAATCTCAACATTTTCTCCATAGTAGAGATTTTTCAGAATATCAAGCTCGTAGTCGAAATTGTAGAAGACGATCATTTTAGGATGTTTCTCAAACAGCTCCATTAGAGCGATTTGCCTGGACTCGTCCTCATTTACGATGCGTCGCCATACATAGCAGAGTTCTCCGGCGTTGACAATCGGCTCGTTTTTATATGGGTTCCAGCGAAGACGACTTGTCTCTTTATACTTCGCAACATCATAATTGACATAAACATCCTCATGGTGCGAACAGGTTTCCCGCTTAAAATCCATATCCACAAGAATGCGATTGCGAAGTCGGATGAGTCGTCCTACCCCTAAATATCTGTCTACTTTTGGATACTTTCCGTTTACCCAAGTCATGACCATGTGTTCTTCTTTGAAGGCAGTCCGGTTTTTATAAAAGCCGTTTGCAACAAAAACAGGAATATAATCCTCCCATGTGTCTCCTGGGGTGGCAGATAGTAGAATCCATTCGTTAAACTTGGCAATTTTCAGGAATGCCTTAACCCATGCTCCTGAACCAACAACACGCTGCTCGTCAAATATAAAGAACGCATCCGTAACCGTTGCATACTTCCCGATATTGTTCCAGGAATCAACGACGACCTTATTTTTATAGGTATTGACTTCCGCGTGAACAGAGAGAAGGAAGGGCGAAAGCTCACCCTCCCATTCCAAAGTATCTCTCTTTCTCGCCGTGGTGATGATGTACAGGTCTTTTGGCGTACCCGGCATCCGAATATAACTCTTTGTGCCGAGCTTACCGCCATTCTGTTTGTAATAATAAGCTAAAGCTGTTCTGGATTTGCCACTACCGACACCGCCACAGAGAATGCAGCCGTTTTTCATTCTCTCAACAGCATCTGTTTGATAGTCTCGAAGTGATATGCCTGCCATCAGCGCCCTCCGAAGATCCGACGCAGCACCCAGACATTAGAAAAATACATTGGAGTGAACCAGTAATTCTCTTTGTCGTCGTTGTCCGTCATCGGTTCTGTCAGAGAGTTTCCAACCTTTACATATCCTGCTACCCCCAAAAGTGAAAGCTGAATATAACACATAAGCGCCACCGTTTCATCGATATCCTGTGCAACGACGAGAAGATGATTTTGGTAGTTCAGGTTTGTTTTTTCCAACTGCTTCCTTGCAGCGTGAATTGCCGCAATCAATGTCGCCCCTGCACCACAGCAAGGGTCATTGATTGAAATATAACCGTCCTGCTCAACCTTTTGTACAGTGTTGTCCATAGTCACTTCGGCCATTAGTTTGCAGACATGATACGGTGTAAAGATCTGTCCATTATGCTCGTTTCCGAGATTGAGAGACATGAAAATGCTGCCCAGAAAATCCTGCTCCGGATCTTCTTCCAAAGCCAAGACCGTCTGAGCAGCCAGTTCAGGAAACACCTCTTGTTCCTGCTTATTGTACTTTTTGATGATTTCCAAATATAACGCTTCTCGCTTATCCCGGTGCTCCTTATCAAGAGGATTAGATAGCGAACAAGCGAACATAGTAACGAAGTCACGCCAAACATCCCAAGCCCGATACCGGTTAGTCAACCGTCCGAATGCATCTAAGAAAGCTTTTTCCGGAGACAAAACCTTTTTGCATTTTTTCCCAGCGGGCTTTTTTTGCTTTGGCGTTTCTTCTTTTTCCTCAGGCTCAGTCGTTTGCGGAAGCTCTTCCGCCGGCTGATGAGGAGCAGTCTGAGTAACTGCTTTAGATTTAGTAGCCTTTTTGCGTTTCTTCTTTTTCTGCCACAACATGGCTTTACCTCCTTTCGGTTATTAAAGGGAATAAGGCTGTTTCCTCTTACCGTCATAGGCGTGCACACCTAATCGAGACCTTACTGGACATTTAACCAGACATGTACTAAGCTGGCACCTATTCACCTTTAGAAGGGCATCTCCTCAGGACCCTCCGTTTCGGCATACTTTTCAGCGAATTCGTCTTCTTCAATGGTGACATACATCGTCTTAAGGTATGCCTTGACGCCAGTCTTACCATTGACCTCCCAGTTGTAGGGACGGATAGTCAGGTCGACATTGCGGATCTCTGCGAAGTCCAGAGTTCCGATAGACTCCTCATCCAGCTGAGTCTTAGCTCGACGAGTAATCATAATAACCTTCGGGGGAATGTTGTCGAAGCTGACCGCCACCTGAATATAATGGCGAGGAGCCTCGTCCTCATCACGAGGAGCCAGAACACGAACATTCCAGCCATCCGCAATAAGCTTCTGCGCCATATCGGGATCTTCAATGACCACGCAGAAATTGCGAGAGCCAGCACGATTGTACTTGGACTCCTCACCCTTAAAGTTGCGAAAGATAATTCGAGCATTCTCGATGATGATGTTGTCTACTGCTTTGTAAGCCATAATTAGTTTCTCCTTTCAATTTTTGCGTTTATCGCATGGAAATGGACAAGTCCTGCACTCCTCATTGGGAATACAGGACTCGGTAGAATCAGCCGTGCACAAAATATAAATGAACACAGCAATTAACAGAATTAAAATCATAAGCATTACCTCACATCAAACGGAGTAGTATCGTCCTCATGAGGCTCGCCAGCTCCGAACCACGGTGGTGTGTTATCCGAAACATACGGTTCGTCCGCCGCAAAGCGTTCGAAGTCACCATAAACAGACAGAGACTTGACTGCTTCGTCTACCATGTTGTTGTAATAACCACGGTCAATGTCACCCTGTTTGTCCAGCTGCTTGACCATCTCGGACTCAAGCCAGCGGAAGCCCTTAGAACCCGTAGCAGCAGCGTAACCCTTTTCACCGGTCTTCTTGTTTTCAGTCTCACGAAGCAGAATGCCACCTCCGCAGCCAGGCTTAATCGGGCAGAACTGCCCAACCTTTCCGATGAAGTGGTAGTCGTGACCCTTGGCGATTTCGTCCGTTAGTTCTTCGACACGCTCACATTCAGTGGGCATCGGCTCAGTCATGCGTTTAGAATCGGTAATCTGTTTCCACAGTTTATCTTTTTCCGCTTCAAGGGCACTTACATCCGGCAAAGCCTCGTTCATGTCAAGATAGAGCGAGGACGTCACAGATTTCGTTTCGCACATATCCTCGAACTCGATGTTCTCCTTGCTGAAAAGCGTCTTGAAGACATAAGGAATCTGGAACTGAGTGCCAGTCGCCGTCCATGCATACGGATGCTTCTTGTTCTCCTTGCAAATATCTTTTGCGGAGTCGATGTACTTTTTCCCATACAGGTCGCAGCACTTCTCAACCGTAGCATATCGAGCAATATAAACTGCATCGTTCACCAGACACATACGATCATAGGTTGCTTCGTGCTCAAAGTTGTACCCATACAGTTTGCCGTACTCAGTTACAAACTTGATGATCTCAGGCGTTGCGTCTGGAATCTTGATGGAGTCGGTTTTGATGTGCGCTACAGTAAAGCCCTGACTCTGAACAGCGTGCTTGAGATTGACCATAAACAGAGCTCCACGCTTCGCGACGATGTTATCCTTGTTACGATTATCTCGGAACGGATTTTCAAACCCAGCTGAGGTCAGACCATATACCGAGTTAATTGCAATCTTCAGAGCCTGCGCCAAATCAGCCGCTGCATTTTCATCAGTCAGGTATTTAGCCAATGCACCGCCCAGCATTTTCTTGGCTTTATCAAAATCCTTATGCTTGATTGCGATACGAGCCTGAAGAATTTCGTTGAATCGCTTTGTGTATTCCGGTCCGAAGAGTTCTTCCGCTACGATACTGCTCGGATGCATGGATGCAATATCCAGCAGAGCAATGTTGCTGTACATGCCGGGTTCAGAATATACATAGCCGCCCTCACCAACTTCTTCGCCTCTGTAGACGGACTTACCGCCCTCAAATGTGTAGCCAGGAAAGATGGGACGATGGTTTTTATCGAACTGTGTGAACTCGTCGTAGTCTTCAAGCCCCATTGTAAACGGAAGATCCGCATTAGGGTCGAAGATTTGACTCTCGTCACCCATGAAACGGTAATTGAACTGATCCTGAGGCTTGCGGTTGTTACCAAATATAATTCTGGTAGTCAGCGAGTTCGTTGTATCATTGACGGACATCCCCGCCACATCTGCCAGAATCTGACGAGCCGTGAAGTCCGCCTTACGAGCATTAAAGGTTGCTTCTGTCGCAATGACATCGTTGTCGCAATACTCAGCAACCTTAGTCCAAAGCTCCTCCGGCACAGGCTTGTCCCAAGGCAGACCAAGTTCCTGATGGTGAATACCCAGTTCAATCTCGAACTTCTTAAGGGACTGCTTCTTACTGGAAAAGTCATACACATCCGTATACGACACATTATAGGCTTCGCCAAAGAAGCAATTTGCGCTGCCGTTGATGATCTTTGTCGAGAGATTATAAAGCTGTTCGTTCGTATACCCCATCAGCCGAGCATAGAGAATATGGTTGTCGTATCGACGGCAGTTGAAGCCAACCAGACGGAATCGCATCAGCTCTTCAATCTCAGTCGGGGTAGGGTTAATCATACGAACCACCGGCTTACCCTCGCCCTCGATTTTCCAGTTCACCAAGAACAGGTTCGGAAATACCTCAACATCATAGAACACGAGCTTGGCATCATCATTTTTTGCTCCTGCTGACTGGTCTGCGGACTTAAACTGCATCTTGTTTACCAACTTGATACAGTAATCCGCTTGATGTGTGCTGCTCGCCGCAAATGCCAAGACAGCATTACGCATATCAGTCACATCATAATTGAGTCCGCTTGCATAAGCATCCTCAAGAATCTTGTAAATGAAGTCGATACTGGGCTTTGTTGCCGGATGGTACTCCTTGTTGAGATTTCGCTTGATTTGCGTTCTAAGCCCTTTCTCGCTCTTCACCCCTTCAAAATTTATCACTTGTTTTTCTCCTTTCAGTGGCAAACCCGAATTGATCGTTGCGATAGGCAGATCATTACACTTTGTCAGCTTTCTGCGCAGCGAGCTTTTACCGGTGAAGACTTTCACTTCAATATGATCGTCGTACACTCGGCTGAGCTTGCTGACATCACCGGCATAAATATAATGAAGGTGGATGCCCTGACCGCTTTTGCTGAGTTCAGCATAGGTCGGCGGCCATTTACTCGCTTCTTTAAGATTCAGTTCATACGACTTATTGCCGTCCTTATCCTGAATATCAAAGTCGATAACAATGTGGTTCTCCGGGACTTTCACATAATGCAATCTGGATGTGGACAGGTCGCTCAACTTAGTAGAAACTTCATCCCATTTGGAAGTTGGTGTCTCTTTAGCCGAAGCATACTGAGCAGGACAATCTGCGCATTCTCTGTCAAATACCGATTTCTGTTTTAAGAACTCGATCAGTTTATGCTCAGGCTCGTCTTGCTCGGTAAGTGTCTTATCCTCGAATTTTTCGGTTCGAAAGCCAATGTAATAGCTTCGCACACGAGTTCCGTCATCAAGATTGAATCTCTCCTTGTAATCCCGGAAGTAGTTTTTCAGTTCCTCCTTAAATATCCTCTGAGAGAACGGGAAGGTAACTTTTGCCTCATCGCAATAGGTTTTATACATCTCCCATGAGGCTTTGAGAGTTGTCCCGTCTTCTTTCTTGAAGACATGGTAAGAATCAATAATGAAGTTATAGAAATCATTAGATGCACCGAGCATCGTCACGGGAATATAATCATCATATCTGCCCGGATTCTCCAGATAGACTTCCTGGCAATGATAAGCAATTGCACCGAGTTCAAATTCGATCTGCTTTGTCACCGCCTTGTATTCCTTGGGACTTAATTTATTTCCGGAAGGGGACACATCGATCAATCGTCTGATAAGACCTGACTTTGCGTCCGTAATCTTGACCGGTTTATTGGTGCCCATGAACAGGAAGCACTTGAAGCGGTTTGCGTAGGTCGATTTGAACTTTTCATTTACTGTCATCAGCTCGTGAGAAACCAAACTATTCAGTCGAGTGTTATCCTCAATACGAGACAGATCACCATCATGCTGAATCGCCACAAGCGGATTCGTCTTGAATGCCTCCAATGCAAAGGAGTTACTGGATGAACCCAGCGCCTTAGCGTCAAAGACCGAGTAATATCCCTCAAAGAGCTGCTGAATAATATTCAGAACCGTAGATTTACCCGTACCTGCTGCACCATACAGAACCATAAATTTCTGCAATTTCTTCGACTCTCCACAGACAATAGAACCAATAGCCCATTCAATTTTCGTTCGCTCTTCTTCAGAGTAAATTGTGGACATCAACTTATTCCATGCATCCGTGGTCCCTTCCTCAAGAGGATAGTTCAGCCGCTTACTTGCATAGTCTTTTTTGTTCGTCGGAGTATTGGAGAATATAAGTTTCTCATCAAGCATGTGGAAAGAGTCTCGCATCTGCTTTTGACAGTATTTGTGCCACGAATCGATCATTCCGGATTCGGAATCCCACATGTGCAGAACTTTAATACTTGAATCAAAGTTTTTGCGGTTTTCCTCTGCATACTTGTCAAGTTCCCGGTCAATAAGCTGGAGCGCATCTTGCTCATCCGTAGACCATAAACCTCGGTCTTCTAACCAAATGGCATAGAAGTCACCGCCTCTAATCATCAGGTCGGAGCTTTTCTTAATGATAAACTTCGGATAGATTTCTATTACACCACGCTTCGTACTACGGGTCGAAATCATTAAAAAGTCGATCATCGAAGTTCTTTAGTCTCCTTCCGTTTTTCTAAGCTCCTTGATTTCGTTTTTAAGGTTCCCGATCTCGTCACGCATACTGCGAATCTCCAAGTCCTGGATAAGCATGTGCACAGTCATAACCGTGGCGACCATGACGGTGCTGCGATTGAAAGACCTCTGTTTTCTGAGTGTCTTAGCAAACACACGCATCGCAGTTTCGGAGCAGCGAAGACTTCCGAAAATATAACGAATCATTTCATCCATGTTTCTTTTCTCCTTTCATGTCGACAAGAAATTGATCGATCGTTTCAAACTTCCAAGCCTTCGGCTCTCTCAACGAAAATATAAATTCCTGTCCGTTGGTTTTGCGAATTCGAATGCTGTTTTTACCATTTGGGAAGTATTCTTTTACCTCCTTTGCCTGGTCGGGTAAGCATGTCTGAAAAAACCCGTACACTTGCGTATGAATCATGATAATTCTCCTTCATAGGATGCTGTCCAAATACCAATTCATCTGCCACCAGATTTCAACAGTTCTCATGTCATACTTGCAGCGTTCGACGGTAAACAAACCGCCTTCGCCATTTCGCTTGTATTTGCGGTTCATAAATCGAGATATTACATCGTCCGTATACGCCGCATCAAATCGAGAATCACTCATCGACCCTAAACCCAGACTGACAATCATGTTCCAGAACCACTGTCCCATGCGATTGCCGATATCTGGGTCGGTCATAATATGTTCTTCACAACGAAACGCTAAGGCAATAAGCATCTCCAATACACTGCAAGGGCGGTTATCCAGATAACTGGCAATCATAGGACCCTCGTATTCTTTTTCATAACAAAAACGATACCGGAGGTCTATCCCATCTTCTGCTCGATTTCCGTCCATCGGCAGCATATATTGAAAATCAATATTATGCAGATGACGAAGAAGCTTCTGATAAGACAGCCTCCGGCTATATCGTTCGTTACATACGAGCTGACACATCCACTCAAAATATTCATTGTTCAGCTCAATTTCAGTCATTCGATCCTCCTATTAGTAGTTGGAGCCTTCCGCCACATCGGAGAAAGAACGATTGTCTCTGAGAATTTCATAGTCACATCTCAGGCGATCGTTACGAATAAAGACCGAATCATCCTCATCCTCTCCGAAATGTTCAGCAAAGTCCTCGCCAACAGTGTCCTCGATATCCTCGACGACTTCATCTTCATCGTCGGCAAGGACTCCGTCACCAGCATAATAGACCAGACTGATCTGCGTGTAATTGTCATTCTCACCGTAGTCGTCCGGAGAGATGACATAAGGTTCATTGGGCATAGGCTCATCCTTTTTTTCTTCAGTATTTTTCTTGCTATGCTCCGTGTAATTGGTATAACCCTCTTCCTGGAGCTTAGATGCATAGTTCACCAGGTCGGGTTTCAGCTTGGCAATATCTGCCTTATGCTGATTCTCCTCCTGCTTTTCATTGCTCTTTTCGTTCTTGGCAATATTAGCGATTACGGGCTTTCTTTCGGCAAATGCTGCCTTCACAGAATCAATCTCTTCCTGCGTGATCTGCTCGTAATACCGTCTAAGACAAAGCCATGTCGCTGCGGCGCCTACTGTAGCCCCAGCTAAGAACATGGCAAAACCGGTTTTACTCATCTTCGTATTCCTCCTCGTCAGTTTGAATGGTGACAACAGTAATGGCGAGACCTCCGAACAGCAATGCTGCACTCAGGAGAATCCCGCCAGTAATGTGTCTTTTCCGCCGACTGTCCAGCATGGCGTCGACGGTTGAGATGAAATCATCCAAAATATCCATCATTTACTCCTTTCCACCAGAGAGAACAGCAATGCCTCCTACGAGACAAAGCCCTGCCATAGTGGAAAGAATGTACGAAAACAAAGCTTTCATTTTATGTTCTCCTTTCAGTCATAACTCGAAAAGTAGTGACAACACTCCTGAAACAAAGGCTCACCATACTTGCTGTATCCTCCGGCCATGAAGAACACACAATCGTAATTTGTCCGTTCCAAAAGTTCTTCTTTCACCAACTCGACAATCTCAGGCATGACATAACAGCGGTCAATTCTGCTGTTCCACATCACACTGAATTGATTGGGCTGATAAACAACATCGTACACAGTATCCGGGAAAGATGTATGGTCAATACGGTTAAGAATTGTATCAATGACTAAGCGTTTTCCCAGTTCTGTTTCTCCTTCAGCTTCACCCATGGTTACGAGTGCTATGAGGTCGATTTCCTCTTGTGTAAGAGGGTAGTCTGGCTCTTTCTTCACCTCTGGTTCCAAATTAGGAGACTCCATCAGAAGATCCGCCATTATCACCGGCTCTGCCTCTGCAAGAACCGGATAGGATTGCCTAATCTCCGATGTTTCTTTATCTGTAGAGCGAACAACGCCGCATACCGCAAAACCGATGAAAAATATCATGCAGAGAACGGTAGCTATCGCTCGTGGTTTGATGTGCATTGCTAAAACTCCTTTACAATAAAATATCACCCCCAGTCCAAGTCTGAAGGTGATTGATTACATCTTTTCCCAGATGTTGCCCTCAACATTGAAATCGAGAAGAAGCGCCGGCTCATGACGACCATCCTCGGTCTCACGCTCTACCTCAACGATTCGGAAATTAACGTAGCCGTCCGGACCATCCTTTGTCCAACCGACAATCTGACCAGCAGGGGTACGAGGAAGATCAAGATCGTCCAGAACCTCATTCAGGAAGAGGTGACCACGGGTCTGAAGTTTGTCATTTGCAAATGCCTGCTGTGCCTTGAGGAACATACGGTTATAATCGGGGTTGGTTTCATAGTTGCGGCTCTTGCTGTCGAAATATACAGCATAGTCGCTCTGGAGATTAGGATCAGCGACCATCACGGTCTTCTTAACCTTCTTCTCCTTGCCGGTCTCAGGGTCAACTTCGATTTCCTCGAATTTCTTCGCCTTGATGCCATACTTCAGTTCGGTATCGACCTGCTCTCCGAAGCGCTCGATGACACGACCGCGATATTCCTTGAAGCTCTTATCAATAGCGGCATAGGCAGCGCCAAGAGCTACATTGCGCTTGCGAAGAATATTGTTGGATGCCAGAATGCTGGTGATGGACAGAGTGCCGAGAATAATAGCAGGAGCATAAAGTTTTGCGAGCTTCATTCCGGTCTGGGCATAGACAACAACCGTGTCCTTCTTGCCGTCCTCAGTCGTATACTCCTGACCGTTGATTGCACCGGTTTCCATACCTTCATGAATGGTGTCGAGAGTACCCTTAGTTTCATCGAGAATCTCTGCTACCTTAGTGGTAGCCTTGCAAGCGAGAACGGCACTTACGACCGTACCGGCAATACCAGCCACAACGAGAATCTCGGGGCTGTGTTTCTTGAGCTTCATAACGGTCTTGGAAGCCATACCGTTCACGCTCTTCATGATTTCAGTCTTATTTTTCATGGTTTGTTATTCTCCTTTTCCGTTTTTAGAGTTGATTTCAGCACCACAGGCAGCGTATCCAGCCAAATCGACATAGCTGTCGTTCGTAGCCGTTCCTGTCCTGATTCGTGCGATCTTAAGAAGCGCCATCATCATGGCAACATCATTTGCGGTAAATTCAACGCCTTTATAGACGCTCCAGAAGCCTGCAATAGCAGTGAAGTTATCTTCCGGAGAGCCGTATTCGTTCTCTCTCTGCCCACATACGCAAGCCTTTGCTTTATCGAGAGTCTCAGATCTGGTCATCATCTGCATCCTCCTCATCTGTAGAAATAAACGGAATATAGTCACGCTTACGCTCCTTAGCAATTACCTGACAGCCGCACATCGGGCAATCAAATGTGTCATATAAACTTTCTTCGGCAGTAGAGCCAAAGGCAACTGCCAAACCAGTCTTTCCGTTATCACGAGCAATATAATGTCTCTCGATAATGGCATTGAATTTAGTGCCACAAATTTTGCATTCAAGCATTATTTTTCTCCTTTCAATTCAGCGGGATAGCACGAGGCAGCTTCAGAATATAACCATCTCGAACTCGTACCGCAGTTGCACCGCCAATATTTGTCCAACCATAGCGGTTCATAGTGAAGTTATCATTGGGAACGCGAGCGAGATCATAGAAATCGGATACGCTCACCGTTCCATATTGACTGATGATATCGTTCATTGCATCGAGAACCGCTTCTGCGTCTCCACGGGTATCGAAGAGAATATCATCATAATCAGGCGTATTGCGTCTATTGCCGGCAGAACCAGCACGCACTCTGTCTGCGCCTTGATCGTAGTAGTTCCGATAAGACACCTTGGATGCCGTTCCGTTTTTCTTGCTGCGACCTGCCTCGCCGTACAGAATCATGTCAATACCGGTAGTGACAATGTCAGAAATCGCTTTCTTGACAGCAGGCACAATGACCTCCATCAAAATATAAGATTTGACATTGTTTGCATCTTCTGCAATAAAGACATCTGCGAATTTTTGCATCTCGCCTTTTTTTCGAGTTTTTGCAGCCCCGGTAATAACCGCCTCGACTTTCTTTTCTGACTGTTGCTCCTGACGAGCCTTATCAGAATTAGATTTGTAATCTTCCACTGGGTGATCTCCTTTCTTATGCCGGAATCAGCTTACCGGGCAGAGTAATTTTTGTGTTCGGCATCAAGCCGTTTTCTTTTTTATATCGATAGGCGAGATTGCTCTTCGCTTTCGCTTCCGTCGGAGCAACAGTAGTTGCCTTCCAACGATGCTGAACGCAATCATCGAATCGCATAACAGGACCGTCATATTGATACTGCTGCATATTTTTTCCTCCTTTCGAGAGATAAAGAAAAAGGGAAAGCACCTTGTTACAGGTACTCTCCCTTATCCGAACTTCTCAAATTCGCATTTTCAGTTGTCTTCAGTGACAACATCGGATTCTTCCAAGATAACCGTCTTCTCCTCAGCAGCCATCTTCTTCTGCTCGATCTGGGCTTTGATGTTTGCAATTACCGGCTTTGCTACATACTTGTAGACGACCACGCCTACAACTACGCTCAAGCCGATACCCGCAGCAATCTTTACGCCCTTGCTCAAGCCAGCGTTCTCGATAACCTCTTCGGTAGCTTCAACGACCTCGTTGTTCATAATCTCATTGTTGTTCATTGTGAAATCTCCTTTCAAATGTGTGAAATTGTGGAATGTTCTTCCATTAAATAAGTTGTAAATTTCGCGCGGTAGCTTACTGGTAGTCATAAACCGGAGCAACCTGATAATCAATCACCAGGCAGGGGGTACCGTTTGCATCCAGCTGCGATGAGAATGCAAGGTCAATGTAACCCTTATCGATGTTCCATCCGAGCATATCGCCCATCTTAGTTCCGTCTAAACCGAGTTCATAGTAGAAATCGTTTAGTGTGACATACATTTCGTCACGCATCTGCCGATTCAGTTCATTCATGACTCTGGTAATCTTATCCCTGTCAGACTTGAAATATCGTCCGGATAAGACATCGTAACAGATTGTGTTCCCACCGCTTTCGGTGAGAATAACTTCTCGAACAGGGTTCTTAACCATCTTGTCTTTCGACACAGAGTCTCGAATGGACTGTTCCTTTTTCTCACCGATTGTCTCAACGACTTTTTCCTGATACTCTTTGAGAGTCGACTCCGAAAGGGTATATGCCGTTGCCAGCGCAGCATTTCGACGAAGATTAGTCGAGCTTGCCCCAATCAGGCAGAAGACAGAGATGGAGCCTACAACGGCTGCCGGAATATAACAAGGCCAAGCTGTCTTGATGATGTCCTTCGGCTCAAGTCTGTCCGTATCCAACTCATCTTTTTTCTCTTCAAGCAGAATCAGAGCTTTTGGGGTTACTTTTACCGCCATAACAGTGGTGGTAATCATGCCGGCAATTCCGATACCGGTGAGAATTTCAGGACTATGTTTTTTCATTGCCGTCCGTACACCTTTGGCAATGCTTGCTAAACTTTGTTTAGGCATGATTTTCTCCTTTCGGTTAAACAAATAGTAAACTTAGTTCTTCGGCTGTTTCGACTGCGCTCTGAAATATAAAGCTACGCTGCTCATCCTCGCCGTAACAAGCATACATAGCCATCTCGAACATGAAGTTTTCGATGACGGTGATTGGATCGTCGAAAGGCTTGTCCATGATTCGATCACAGATTTCATATGCAGCCCATTGCTGATATGACCTTTTTCCGAATTCATACTTTGGCCATGTGAACGATGGACTGAACAGATGCTCATCAACATATCGTTGAATAATTGAAACAGCCGTGCTTGCATCGCACATATCGTTCGAATAAAGAAGAAGAGCCCTTGTTAGGACTCCTCGTCTTCTTCATCGCTAAGTGCGGCAAGCTTCTCATTGATGCGTTCATCAATTTTTTCTTCCATCTTCTTCTCGTTCACCCAGTCAGTGAGGAGCGTAGCCCCCATACCTACTGCGGTAGCGACAAGACCCAGGATTTTAACTAATTTTGCATTATTCATAAAGCGAAACCTCCTTTTCGTTTTCATAAAGTGAAATGTATTTTTTGCGAACTTACAGATCTTCCATCCACTCGGCTGTCGGCTCAAAAACCATGTCAATGACATAGATCTCCATGCCGTCATCCAAAGTGAGTCGGTGATGATTAAAGTCGATCCAATAAATATCACCATTACAGCTTGACCATCCTACGGCATCTCCGAGTTCCGTCTTTTCAAGTCCGAGAAACTCGTAAAAATCATTTAGAGGAATAACGCCTGCAAACATGAAATTGCGGTTCAGATGGTACTCAGCCTGAATGACCTTCTCGATGGTTGACTCAAAATATCTTTGTGAAAAGCTATCGTAGAAAGTGCGGGAGACTTCTGGCTCCATGCCTTCACCAAAATCGAGAGAAGAATCGTACCAACCTCCATTAGCAGAGATACTGATGTCCTTGCACTTTTCTTTGGCGATAGAATCTACGATAGCATTATGTGCTTCTTCTCCATAGAGTTCTTTCAGCTTGTCCTTATATTCCTTATAAGAACTTTGGACGAGAGCATACGCACTTGTTAGTGCTGCCTGTTGGCGTCGATTTAAGGCATTGGCACCCATAATGCAAGCGATAGTAGAAGCTCCAAATGCCACTGCCGGAATATAACATTTCCATGCGGCGATAAACGCCTCTTTCTTGGTGTACGCATATGGATCACCATCATGTTTTTTGCGACTGTCTGCGTAAACCAATGCTACTGCTCGTGGGGTTACTTTGGCTGCGGCGATTGCAGTGACCATAACGCCGGCTGATGCTACACAAGACAAAGCAGCAGGCGAGTATTTCCTGATACAAAGCCCTGACTTATGCAGCAACTTTTGAATTGCTTGGTTTTTACTCATGTCTTTTCTCCTTTCATGTTTTTGTTATTCCATAGCCCTTAGAAGATCTAAAATGTTCGCTGCCATTTCACTGGCAGATCGAAACATAAGACTTGTGTTTGGATTCACCCTCGCATACTTAGCGGTCTTCATCATGAATTCATGCGTGAGCTTACAGAATTCATCAATAGACCCTTCTCTTCGGGGGTAAATCTGTTCGGCGATAAAATCTCTGAGCTCGTCGACAGCCCATTGTGAGTAACTCGCTTTTTTATAATCTTCAGCCCATTTACCAAACAAAGGCGGCAGCCAAGCGTCCATGCGGTACATGTCATACAAGATTAAATCAAGCTGATCGATGCTCATGTCTTTTCTCCTTTCATGCGAAAATAAAAAGCAAGAGAGACTGTATCGGATTCGAACCGACGACCTTCACGGAAGTGTGGCGCTCTACCAACTGAGCTAACCCGTCTCTCATAATAAGACTTGTAAATTTCGCGCGGCAAAAGAAAAGAGCCGTTGTTAGCAGCTCCTTTCAGATTTTACAAACCAATACTTTTCAGGATTTTAGTAAGTTCATCTTTCTCAAGATCGGCATCTATATCCAGATGAACATGCGTCTTTCCGTCAACGACTGTGGCTTTTACCTCATTCAAATTCAGTTTTACATCGTAACCAAATTTCTTTCGGATTGCCAAACTCGCCAATTTCGAGATAATGCTCGTAGTGAATTTAGAACCAATTTTCATTTCGTCCATGCTCCTTTTACTCCTTTCGAATAGCATCGTTTTCCATAATAGGAGTTGTAATTTTGGCGAAAAGAAAAGAGCCGTTGTTAGCGGCTCAATCCTCAATAAATCCAGTTTTCTTTTGCAAAGAACAACGGTATTGCGATAAACGCAAAGAATACTAATGCTGTTGCATCTTTGTCGATAAGTACCGGTAAGTACCCACAAATAAGTAATACTACAGCATATAGCTTGTTCTTTAGTGTTTTCATAATCCATGTCTCCCTTCAAAATTCAATGGTTTTTCATAAAGGGAGATGCGTTTTTTGCGCTTAGATATCCCGTCTATCGAATACGGTTTCCCATCGTTCTTTCTGAATAGGCTTCATTTTTAATGCCCACATAATTTGGCGAACCGTTACAGTAGGGTATAGTCCGTCCGTACAAGCCCCAGCCCTCATTTCAAAGTATTCTCGAAAACCGGGATGCAAATATAAAGCGTCAGTAATCCAAGGGTCAACTTCGCTCCACCATGTGCTTTTCGTCTCGGAGTCAAATCGTTGCTGAATTACTGCTAAACCTCTTTCTTCAATTCTGTAGAGAGTGCAGCTATTGTAAACCGGATGCTCACAAATATAACGCTCGCCATACAAGGACAAGTAAATTTCCGGTTTGTCAAAATGGTATCGCATATCCATCACCTATAAAAAGAAAAGAGAAAGAGCCCTCGTCAGGACTCCTTCCCCTTTGCTAATAGTCTTAATTAGTCGTCGCAGATCTGATCTCTGGTCGGATATAGAGCATCATATTCTTCATCGTTCTCCATACCGTAATGCTCTAAATCGACGGAGTGACCGCAAGCAGGGCATACTAAAGTATCTTCCCACTCGTCTTCAAATTCCATAAGTCCTCCGCATTCACTGCAAATATACCGTCCAGTAAGTAAACCGTCTCTCTGCGCGTCGTTAAAAAAGCTCATTGCAAATTACCTCCTTGATATTGTGTGGCACTATTAAGTATAGCGACCATCAGTATTTTATCAAGAGATAAAAAGCACTTTTACATCTCTCACAATAGCCCATGTAATTTTCGAGCAGGAGAAAAACGAAGAGAACGTGTTATATACACGAACTCTCCGCTTTTGGAACCGGTTTATTTCTTAGTCGGTCTGAATCGACTGAATAAACCTCTGAATGTCTGGGAGGTGAAAGTTCCGTCCTGTTCGAACTTGAAACCTCGTCTCATCCAAACGCCGTAGAACATCAACGGCAGCACCAGCTCAGCGGCAGCCATACCAAATCTGAAGTATCGATCTTTGACAGACTCTGCCATTTGAGCCGTCTTGGACTCTTGATCGATTTCACGATTCTCGATCTTGTCCAGACGCTCATAGGTATTCTTATCCTCTTCGAGCTTCAGTTTGTACAGCTTCGTCAAGCTATCCACTGCTGTGGTATGCTCCTGACTTCCGGATTCGAGAGATCCCAAGCGTTTAATTTCGGCTTTGATCTCCTCTTCCAACAAACTTCTGTTTTCTTCACCCATATTCGTTTCTCCTTTCGTTTTAATAGGGTTCCATAAAAGGAAGTGTTATTTGTGCGGAATAAAGTCTTCACGCTTCACTTCCAATAGGACAGTTCGTTGAATTACAATTTCATTAACGCTCTTTTTCAGTTCAAGAAAAAGATAGGGCCCGTCCGGATCAGACTTGTCAATACGCAGAAAACCGACAGGATGCTTTCGACGAATGATAGATGAGACGGCAAACCCAATCAAGATTCCGACAACTACATAAATGACTTCCATAATGATCTCCTTTCGAATTGTTTTTCAAAATTTCAACCCGGGGATTTTTCCAGATACTAATTTAACACATATACCTGTCACCTCCATCCGGGTTTTAATCTAAGTTAGAAAAAAGAAAGAGCCAATGCTATAGTGCATCAGCTCTCACTTCTCCATAAAGGACACTGTTATTCTTGCGAACCCTCGTAGACGATCTTCTTCCGTAAGTCAGACCAGGTTATATATCGGTCTTTACGGCATACGGGGCAATAGAACTTGCTTACTTTACCTCCGATGTCTGTCAGCTCACTGCTGTCGGCTTCAAGCCTACTCTGGCAATTCGGGCAGTTGAAGCGATAGACTTTTTTCACTGCAATATCTACAATCTTCATTACTGTCTCTCCTTACTAAGTAGCCAGAAAAACCGTCTGTACAAGTCGTAATAAACATCCTTGCAACATGGGATGCCGGTTCTGGCTTTCAAATGGTCGTATGAAATACCCTCCGTTATAGCTTCCAAAATATAACATGAAAGCTCTTCGTCCGTTTCTTTTGCAACCTGTTCCACCATCTTCATGCGATCGGCATAGTACAGCCTCTCATCAATGTGCTTGGTAACGGGATCACTAACAACATTCGTTTTGCAGGGCGGCACTAATTGAGGCCATGAACCCGGATAGTCTATCAACGAATTGTACGCATGACGCCACAACGGGTATTGCAAGCAGAAATGCTTCAATTCGTAATAGCGGTGTTTCTCGATCCAGTAACGATTAGTCTCGGAAAGTTCTGGACGTATCAATGTACTCATGCGCGTTCACCCCTCCATACATAGCCGGTCTCCTGCCAGAGGAGCTTAGGCGAAATATAAAAGTTGATGCGTCCGTACTTAGAGTTCATTTCCTCTAAATTCGTAACGAGCTTCCCACTCCGAGTAGCTTTTCCGATCGGCAGCCACCCAGATACGATGCCGGCTCGAATCCAGGATGCGTCTTTCCCGTAGACTCGTGCTGCAACTGCCACCGGGACAGACCCCGATGCAAATATAATTTCTTCCATTGGCGTTTGCCTCCTTTCAATCGCTATTTTAGGTTAGGAACGGCTGTTAGTAAAAACAACCTCGGTGGAAACAAGCGCCAGCGAATCATAGTCATTTCACAAGGATAATCTTCAAACCCCAAAGTTTCACAAGTAATAAGACCTTCGAGCACGCCGATAATAATATCTGCTTCATACTGTTTATACGGAAATATAAAGTCAGGAAGCTCTCGATGAACTGCATGGCATTTACAGCACCGAAGTCTTCTAATAGCTACCCATTTTTTGTTTCCGAATTTCGTCCGTACCAATCTTTGAACATGATCGTAGTATTTAAGCTGCCCTCCACATTTGGGGCAAATTGATTGGTTATCACTAATCATATCTCATTTCTCCCTAAACTAATAAGAAAAGTTGGAATGTAGGAGTTGACATTCCTACACTTATGATATATGATTACTAATAGCAAATCAATGGGGAAGGTGATAATAATGCTGATAAAATGTCCTGAATGCGAATTACAAGTAAGCGACAAAGCAGTTTCTTGTCCTCACTGTGGGTTTCCATTACAGCCAAATATAAAGCCAAGAAAACCTCGAAATAAGAACAATAAACGCCGTAGACTGCCAAATGGTTTCGGGCAGATCAGTGAGATCAAGAATCGGAATCTCCGCAATCCATTTCGAGCTATGATAAGTGTCGGAAAGGATTCGAACGGACGGCCTATCTGTAAACCTCTTAAACCGGAGTCCTATTTTCCAACATACAACGATGCATACGCTGCTCTCGTCGAGTACAATAAGAACCCTTACGACCTTGAACCGTCTATCACTATGAAAGAGCTTTACGAGAAATGGCTTGCCGAATACGAGAAGACAGTTAAAAGCACTCGTTCGGTAGCTTCAGCATGGGGGTATTGCTCGGCCGTATATGATATGCGAGTCAAAGATGTCCGCGCTCGTCATGTAAAAGGTTGTATGGATGAAGGCATATCGAAGGTTCGAGGCAAAGAAAAAACACCAAGTGCATCCATGAAGAACCAGATTAAGTCTTTGTTTAACTTGATGTTGGATTATGCCTTGGAGTATGAGCTTGTTGACCGAAACTATTCGCGAACTTTTAACCTCAGTGAGGAAACAATCAAAGAAATCGTCACAGTTAAGAACGAGCATATTCCTTTTACGGACGAAGAGATGGACTTGCTTTGGAAACACGCTGATGATAAAATGCTTGTAGATGTCCTGCTCATTCAGTGCTATTCTGGTTGGCGACCCCAGGAACTTGGTTTGCTGGAATTAAAGAATGTGGATTTGGAAAACTGGACTTTCCGAGGCGGTATCAAAACAGATGCCGGTACAGATCGTGTGGTTCCAATTCACTCGAAGATTCGTCATTTGGTTGAGCGAAAATATAAAGAGGCTCAGGAACTTGGAAGTCTGTACCTGCTCAACTATGTTAATTCGAATGCTCGTAGCAAAAACACTGCACTTACTTATGCTCGATACCAAAAAGGCTTTGGTATGATTCGAGACGAATTGAATTTGAACCCTGAGCATAGACCGCATGATGGTCGTAAACATTTTGTGACGATGGCTAAGAAGTACGGCGTTGACGAGTACGCAATCAAATATATGGTCGGTCACAAGATCTCTGACATCACCGAAAAGGTTTACACCCAGAGAGAATTTGAGTGGTTGAAAGATGAAATCGAAAAAATAAAATAGCTTGTAAAAACAAAGAAAAGCCTCCCCGAAGTGGGAGCACCAACAAAGGCACTCAGCACAACGAGGAGGCTGACTTTGTGTAGGAATATAGATGTAGGAGTAGTGTAGAAATAATGCACGAGTTACCTACATTTCTCGGCATTTACCCACTTCTAACCACTCTGAAAACAGCGTAATTGCAGGGGTTTAGAAGTGGTTAGACCGTGATAAGTTTCTATCATAGTATTCGATTCCATTTCGAACTACTGTCTTTTCTTTTCTCCGGGGCATCAATTACGCCCCCCTCTTTCCATTACCACCGCGAAAGCTGGGGCAAAAATCAGCTCTGCCGCGCTCCCTCTTATCAACCCGCTGTTCGATAAAGTTCTTCAAATCCTCCTCGCGATAACGGACGTTTCCCTTACGCCGGTATTGAACAGCAGGAAGTTCCCCCGCTGCGCGAAGGCGGTCAAGATTTGAAACTGAGATCCCTAAGTATTTCGCCGAGTCCCGGCGATCGAGTAAAATGGGATTCATGGCGTCTCCTTTTCTAATTGATTTTTCCGAGACGCCATGATAAAATAACCTTGCACTGGTACTTGATGGCTTCTCGCTGTCTTGTATCCTGCACCTCCCGCCGGCAAGCGGGAGGTGCTTTTTTATTGGCCGAGGCTTTTCGTTCAGCCTTCCTGCATCGTCAATGATAGCATTTCCACAGGCGTAAATTCCGAGACGGCCTTCCCGTATCTCTTGCTTAAGGCTCTGATGGCTATCAGCCACTTCCTGTTTCGTAGATAGATGTATCTCCGCAGGCGTAAATTCCGAACGAGCCATTCCGTATTTTGCCGTCATTTCAGAGAAACAACTTGAAGACCATCTGTCTTCTCCTCTAAAATAACACAGGTGGCGATAAAAGTCAATATATAAATACAAAAAAGTAAATCATTACGCTCAAAATATTAACGTGTGCATTGCGGTGGAACGTCTTTCCACTTATCTTGCATTGACTTTTTTTTGTTATCGTGGTACTATTAATCAAATAAATTTGGAGGTTTGTATATGGGTGAAGATGCAAAGATGCCAAAAGAATTGGAAAAATTTGAAGACTACTATATGCGAACGATGGAAATTACAGGAAGTAGAGATAATTTCCCCAAAGATCCTCAACTGGTAAAGGATGTAATCAATTTATTTTTGCAGCAAAATCCAAGAGTTTCACAGGTAGATATTGCAACCGAGTTCGAACTATCTTCCAGCCTATTTTCTCGTTTTCTGAGGACTGACAACGTGAAATCAAAACCAGAATGGAATAGAGTTGCGTATATACTTGGATTGAATATTGATTTGGCTCGGTATATAAAAGACACGCGGAAGTTGATTGAACTGGTTGGAGATTGGCAGTTAATCTATTATGGTTCACGCCTTACCTGCTTTGTGCGAGATACTTTTGATATAGACGGTGATATAAGAGAGCTTTCAACTTGTACGCCTGTTAGGCCAAATAACAACACCAGCGGCGAAAGGAATTATGAGTGTGTGCCCTATAATCTTGGCACAAAAGACGGTGGTGAATCGTGGAATTTTCAGTACTTCAAAGGGGAAGATGTACTTGCCTCCGACATAATCTTAAATCTATTTGCTAACACACACGCATTAAAGGCACACATTATAATCATTTTGAATTGCGAGCAAGCTTTTGAAGATCTCAAGCAAACTTTTCGCAGAAAGGATTGGCGAAATAGCCTACAATACTATTCTATGACGGTTCTCCGTGTTGACGATGAAATTTCTACCATCATTAATGAGTATTCAGATGGAGATTTGGGGCTCAAAAAGCGGTCTGAGCAAGGAAGTGGCACGAGCACCGTGCCTTCCGCAACTCCGCAGTGACCCCAGCGGCCTAGACAGTCACGCTCAGGCGGGGAAATGTAACTTCGTACCCCCGCACCTGCCCCCTAATCCCAGCGTAGCATAATCGAGTATATTGTCAATACGTTCGGAAGGACAAATTCCAAGGAAATCACTCTCTATCTAAGGGAAGGCTACCTGCTGTTTTCGGCAAGTGGTCTTCCTTCATTTATTCAACCGGTGCGGCCTATTCTCGACAACTGGCTCAATGCTTAACTGGCATCCCTGCTCTGACACATCAAATGCGTATTTACGTTCCGTGAGTCGCGCGGCGTATAGCAATTGCCTTCGCAGTCGCACTCAGCCCCTTCAGAGCCCCATAGTGCCATGACGTGGGGGTAGGCGGGGTTCAGGCACACGGGGAGGCCAACGCCCATCACGCCCGTGCCTGAGTCATTACAGAGAAAGAGCAGCCATTCCTAGGAATGGCTGCTCTTTTGTTCGTTTTGCGATTGGTATTTCAGGGTGTCTGTGGGGTCGGGAGCCATCTACTTACCAATACTTGGGATACTTGCTGGTGCTCTGCTGTTTTTCGGCATATTGCCACCAGGGAACTTGGGTGGCGAAATCCGTCAGCCTATCCCAGAACTGATCGGCCAGCGTCCCCTTGTCCACGTAGACCGTGACAGTATAGGTCTTGCTGCTGCCATCCTCCATGGCGGCGGTGTAGGTCACGGCATTGGTGAAGTCCACCGTCTCGCCGTTGCCGGGCGTCAGAGACTTGACGCCGTTGGTGGCGATGACGGGGGTCAGCTTCGTCACATCCGTGCCGCGGGGCATGGTGATGGTAATGGTGTTGGTGGTGTTGTTTACCGCGGCGGCCACACCATTGATGGAGAAGGCTGTGATACCCGTGGAGGTCGTCGCGGCTGTCTCCCACTGACAACTGATGGTCACATTACCTTCGGGCATGGTAAAGCGGTTGTTGGTGATCTTCACCGTCTTACCGTTTTCTATCGCCAGCGTGTAGGTCAGAGAGCCTTCCACCATCTGATAACCATCATCGGGCGTTACGGTGACGATGATCTCATCGCCCACGTTGGCGCTGGTGCGGTTGGGGATGATGGTACCGCCCTTGGGGGTGTTCACTTTAATGGTGTACTTACCGGGATTTGGTTCGTAAGCGGGGATCTCGATCTTCAGGGGTGCGCTCTCGCCGCTGGCTGCCACGACCACGATGTAGACATCACGGGCATCCCCGGTCAGATTGCTGATGGTGAAGGTCGTCTCACCCGCGCTGGCTGTACCATGGGTGGTAGATTTCTTGATTTCATCCGCCGTGGGAGCCACTGCATCGTGATCCACTACCTTGTAGTAGTAGGTGCCTGCCACATTGGAGGTAAACGACACCGTTGCGGCGGTCTTGCTGCTGCGGGTGGCGGAGCCATCGGACAGTAACGGAGAACCGGAATAGACCAACTTAATCGTATAGTCCTTGGTGGCCGTTCCTGCAATTGCCCGGAAAGTAACTTCTTCGCCTACCGGCATCCAGCACACAATGTCACCCTTAGACCAATCGCCCTCATAGCTGCCGCCTCCGCCTGCCTGCTTTACCTTTACGCCAGCAGGCGTCACGATTTTCAGAAACAGGCCGGACGTGCCTTCGGGGATCAACTCAACCGTCTCTGCCGACACGGTGTCGGGAATGGTGATCGTCCACTTGTCGCCGGACGGAACGCCCGTTGCCTGCTCTTTACCGGCCTTACCCTGCAGCAGTGCGACAGATGTGATCGTCGGTGTGATCTCCGACGTGGACTCAAACTCTGCCGTTACCGTGACATTGCTCTTAGGCATCGTGAAAGTACCAACATTGCTGTTAGTCTTATCTTCGGTGACAGCAATGCTCTTCTGCTGTTCGTCCTTCACGATCCAGCTCTTCAGCGTGTAGCCGCTATCGGGAGCAGCGGTCAGCGTAACGGTCGTGTTCGGCTGCGCGGTCGAGTTGGAAGATGTGATCGTACCGCCTGTCGCCTGTGTCAGCACGATGTCATGCCGGGCAGTTTCCTCGGTCTTGTCATTCAAACACACGAGCAAACTAATACTCGTCCACTCTGTGAGTTTAAAAGTGCCGGAATATTCTGTAAAGGTTTCTTCTATGCGAGCGCTGCCGGTGCGGAAAACTCGTTTTCCAACTTTTTCGAACACATACTTATCAGTGTCATTGACGGTCACTGAAAAGCTTATCACATCGTCTTTCTTGACCTTGGTATAGTTGCTTACCGACGAACCATTTACGGATATCTCCACATTTGCAAGGTCGGAAGCACCTTGATAGCCACTGCCGCCTCCCTTCATGACCTCCCAGCTGAGTGTTACATACCGCTCCTTCAGGACTGCCTTTATACGGACACCCTCCGTCACGGACGGCATAGTAAACTCAACACTACTGTTTCTGCAGTCCTCCTCAGAAATAAGCGACACTGCGGTCTCTGTAGCTGTTGTGATCTCCCAGTGGTCGAATTCATAATACTCATCCACATTTGCAACGGACGCAACAACAGATGTGTTCTCCTTTGCCGAGGTAATAGACTTTCCATTCGCCTTGACCTCAATGGTTGCCTTACCTTCGGGGTCGGACGTTGCTTGAATCGGCAGCGGCTGAGAATCTGTAATCTCCTCAAACACAGCTGTAAAGGATGCCTCCTTGGTTCCAAACACAAACTGAGCTATCGAAATCATTTTCTGTTCTGCTGACAGATATGTGCTGCCATCAGCTTCGATCCACTGCTTAAATCTGTAACCATCCCTCGGTATCGCTCGCATGACTACATGCGTTGCCTCTTGCTGCGTTCCACCCGCAAGGCATTCCGGGGTAATTTCTACGGTTCCCATGGTTTCATCGTTGGATACAGCCTTGAACGAATAATAACCAAGCTCGTGGAACTTTGCGTTAACGGTGACATCCTCGTTCGCAATAAAAGCGATATACAGTCTGCTGTTCTGTATTCTGTACTGGGAATCCTCATAGCGAACCAGATCTCCCAGCTTATTTGTAGCTGTCGATGTCAGGTCTTCGCAGATATAGGTTGCTTTGCTGTCAACGCCCGCAGGAAATGCCGGATATGTATTCGCCGCGACAAGGACGCCGGTTCCCTGTTCAATATAAAGCGGCCATTTTGCCATTAACCCAGTGTAGCCTGCTTTATAAAGATTATCTAGTTCACCCCGGTTCTTCTTTGCAATTGCTTCATCGATCGTGAGATCTTGGGCATCAAATGTGTAGAACTGGAAGGGATAAATATTAAGTTCCTCATACCAACCTTCCGAGCCAAGGGCGTTGGGGCGGTCTTCATCCGTTCCCGTGTTAAAGGCATGGAAATTCAGCTCTACTTTTCCTTCCTTGCTTTCAAAGATGGGCTTAATAGTGAAGGCTGCGTCAGGAACGACGAATGTCACAGAATCCTTATAAACATTTTCGCTTTCTACAGTTGCGTCTAGAATGTTCCATCTGTCCAGATAATAGCCCTCGTCTACTCTGGCAAATACAGTCACTGTTTCGCCGGGAGTAAAGACGATCACGTCGCCGTTCTTGTATTCCCTGTCGTTATACACCAGCTTGCCATGCTCTGCATCCACCGTGGCACAGCCGGGACCTTGGGGAGTATCTCCGGTCTTTTCAAAGACGGGCTTGATAGAGAAGAACTTGTCAGGAACGGTAAAGGTCACGGAGCCATCTTCTGTACCCGCATATGTCGTACCGTCGATGATCCACTCTTTCAGATGATACCCATCCGCCGCTTTCGCGGAGACCGTCTCTTCGGCTGCGGGAGTAAACGTAATCACATCGCCATTTTTGTATTCTGTCCCGTTATACTCCAGCTTGCCATTCTCCGCTTCTACCTGCGCACGACCGGGGTATTGCAGCAGAATGGTACCCTTCTTCACCGTGCCATCCTTGTCGGTCATTGTGAAGCCTACTGCGTAAGCATCTGCGCCAATCTTGAGCTTCTGGCCAATTCCACCCTTCGAGTAGTTCGTTGCATCCGCGCTGTCAAACTTAAACTCCACGCCATCAGCCACACGCTTGAGACCACCCCATGTCGTGTAGCCGAGCAAGGCTGTGACCTTGTTGTCACTGCCGAGTTCATTAAATTTCACTACAATGTCTTCACTCGCATCGTTCGACCACCCTGTGATGCTTGCTGCCTTCTTGTAGCCAGGGAGAAGATCGAAGACCAGCGGCTGCAGCTCACAGTAATCGTAACTAAGGAAGTGCCCGGCATCTGCCTTTTCAAAATGCGCCGTTACAGTCAGAGCCTTCGCCTCGGTGTTCGTTTCGCTTATAGCCAGTGTTGCCGTGTTGTTGCCCTCGTCTTCGGTCAGCGTGTAGATAGTGACCCGGCTGCTGTAATCAACCATAAGATCGCCATTGGTATAGGAGACCGTCCAGCCATCCAGCCGGTAACCGTCCTCCGGTGTGGCTGTCAGCGTAACACCTGCCCCACCGGGTACCGCCTTCTCCGCGCTTGCGGTAACTGTACCCCATGCATCGTTGCTGCTTGCCGCCGTGATGGTTACGGCTGCCAGGGTCTTTTCAAAGACGGGCTTGATAGAGAAGAACTTGTCAGGAACGGTAAAGGTCACGGAGCCATCTTCTGTACCCG